CACGAAGTTAGTGCAAATACTATCTCAAATAGGTATATAACGCTCCCAGAAAATATAATTGGAGCTGTTAGAGTATTCCCGATCAGTAATACCCTCATATCAAGTAATATCTTCGATATACGCTATCAAATAGCTCTCAATGATCTTTACACGCTAACATCAGTCTCAATGGTGCCATACTACATGGCATTCCAGCATATTCAACTTATAGAGCAACTTTTGGTAGGTCAACAACCAATAAGATACAACAGACATACCAACAGGTGTTATATTGATATGAATTGGGATAAAGTGAAAGTTGGTGAGTTCTTAATTATTGAAGCCTACGAAGTGATTGACCCTGATGTATATTCAGATGCGTGGGGAGATAGATGGCTTCAGGAATATTGTACAGAAAAAATAAAGTATCAGTGGGGTACTAACCTAAGCAAATTCAATGGAATGCAACTTCCTGGTGGTGTCACGTTCAATGGACAAAACATTAAGCAAGAAGCGGATACAGCTATACAACAGCTGGAAAAGGAGATGATTACTTCCTACTCATTACCTGTAATGGATATGATAGGATAATTTAATGGCAACATCTTTTTATTTTAATAATTTTGGTGCGAGTCAAGAACAGCTCCTCATAGAAAACCTTGTTGTTGAATCAATAAAAATTTATGGGCACGATTCCTATTATCTCCCAAGAACAAGATTACAAGATGATTCAATTTATGGTGAGGAGTCTTATTCTAGGTTTGACAGCCAATATTTTGTCGAGATGTATATCAAGAATGTTGAGGGATTTGCTGGTCAAGGAGATTTTCTTTCTAAATTTAATCTCGAGATAAGAGACCAAGTTACCCTGACTATAGCAAGACGGGCATTTTTTGATGAGGTTGGAAGTTACACTTCGTTTGAAAGACCAAGAGAAGGAGATCTTGTTTATTTTCCTTTGAATAAAAGGTTGTTTGAAATTAAATTTGTTGAACACGAAGCTATTTTTTATCAGCTTGGTGCTTTACAAACTTTTGATTTGGTTTGCGAGTTGTTTGAGTATAATAATGAAGTATTCAATACTGGTATAAATGAGATTGATAGTAAACTTAAGTCACTAACATTTAACCTTTCGGACTTTGCTTTGATCACACAGGACGGTTTTATATTAACTGATGAAGAAGGATATGATTTAGTGCAGGAAAGCTTTAGTTTGGACACTCAAGATCCTATTTCGGATAATACTGACATACAGACAGAATCAGATAGCATTCTTGACTTCACAGAAAGAGATCCATTTAGTGAAGGAGAGTACTAATGTTTGGCCAAGTTTTTTATCACGATACTATTCGTAAGTATGTAATTTTATTTGGTACTTTGTTTAATGATGTTTACATCACCAAAGGTGATGGGACCGACACCACACAAACAATAAAGGTACCAATCTCTTATGGTCCAAAACAAAAATTTATAGCAAGACTTGAGCAAGATCCGGGGCTTAACAAGCCAGTTGCTATACAACTGCCAAGAATGGGTTTTGAGCTCATGAATATCAGCTATGCAGCAGAGAGAAAGCTACCCACTATCAATAAAATATCAGTGCAAAGTCCTACAGACACTAGCAAACTCTCTTATCAATACATGCCTGTTCCTTATGATTTAACTTTCAATCTTCACATAATGGTTAAGCAAGCACGTGATGGAACAAGAATTCTAGAGCAAATACTTCCTTTCTTTACACCAGACTGGACAGCTACTCTTAATCTGGATTCTACAATGCAACACAAATACGATATCCCTATCATTCTCAATTCAGTAACGTCAGAGGATACATACACTGGAAATTTTGTAGAAAGAAGAGCAATAACCTGGACTTTAGCGTTTACACTTAAGGGATATATATTTGGTCCAACAAGATCTCAGAAGGTTATCAAAAGCTCGGGTATTAATTTTTATAGTGTTAAAACAGATGTACCGATGGAAGATGCAATTGGCAATACTCAAATCTATAATACGCTTACCACGTTCCCAACAGTTACAGGAAAAACTTTGGGTCAAATAGAAGCAGATGATGACTATACAATTACCCAAACAATCGAGCAATTCTATGATCAATGACACTATAAGTGATGCTTTGGGTATGTCTCCTATTCAGCAGGTGTTACCTAAAGTAAATAAAGAGCCTATTGATACGGTTACTGATTACCAGTACGCACGTGGTAACATGCTTAACATATTAGAAAAAGGTAATGAGGCGTTGGATGGGATGTTAGATGTTGCTGGTCAGTCACAGCATCCTAGAGCCTATGAAGTTGTTGCAACTTTAATTAAGACACTTGCAGATACTAATAAAGATTTGATTGAGTTAGCTAAGAAAACAAAGGAGCTTGAAAGATTGGATGGTGTTGAAGCACCTCAAACGATCAATAATAATTTGTTTGTTGGGTCGACTACCGAACTTCAGAAATTACTAAAAAAATCTAATGAGCAAGAGTGAGATATACCTAGGTAATAAAAATCTTAAGCGTGCTGATGTACCGATTGAGTTTACGAAAGAACAGATTCAAGAGTATGTGAAATGCGCAAGAGATCAGTTGCATTTTATTGAGAACTATGTTAAAATTGTTAACGTAGATAAAGGTCTCATCTCTTTCAACCCGTACGAATATCAAAAAGATATTGTCAGGTTGTTTGAGAAAGAGCGTTTTGTTATCTGTAAGATGCCTCGTCAGGTTGGTAAGACAACCATTGTTGTTGGTATCATACTGCATGCTGCGTTATTCAATGAGAACTACCGTATAGCTATCCTGGCTAACAAAGAGAAGCAGGCTCATGAAATTCTCAGTAGGATTCAGTTAGCATATGAACATCTTCCTAAGTGGCTACAGCAGGGTGTCATTGAGTGGAACAAGGGTAGTATTGAATTAGAAAACGGATCCAAGATCCAAGCAGAGCCAACAGGTTCATCTGCAATTCGCGGCACGTCTCAAAATCTTGTATACCTTGATGAGTTTGCTTTTGTTCCAAATAATATACAAGAGAGTTTCTTCTCTTCTGTTTATCCTACGATTTCATCTGGTAGTACTACGAAGGTGTTAATAACTTCAACACCTAACGGATTAAATCTGTTCTATAAGCTGTGGATTGATAGTGAGAATGAACGTAATTCGTATAAGAGAATTGATGTTCACTGGTCTGATGTGCCAGGTAGAGATGAGAAGTGGAAAGAAGAGACTATCAGGAACACGTCTAAGGAACAGTTTAGACAAGAGTTTGAGTGTGAATTCCTTGGATCTTCAAACACATTAATCTCGCCAGAGGTACTGAGAAGATTAGTATTTCATCCTCCTATACATCAGAACGAATACCTTAAAGTATATTCTGAACCTCTGCAAGGTAGATTATATATTATGTCGGTGGATGTGTCAAGAGGTTTAGGTGGAGATTATTCAGCTTTCATTATTTGGGACATAACAGAAGCACCTTATAAGACAGTAGCATGCTATAAAAATAACAATGTGTCACCACTTATGTTCCCAGAAGTAATATATTCTGCGTGTAAAAGGTACAATTATTGCTACGTATTGATTGAGACAAATGATCTTGGCCAGCAAGTAGCTGATATCCTTCACGAGGAACTCGAGTATGAGAATATCATCTATACACAGAAGACCACAAAAGGTGCTGTTGAGATATCTCAAGGATTCAAAGCTGGATCGGTGAAAGGTGTAAGAACAACTAAAGCAACTAAGAAAGTTGGATGTAATAACTTTAAAGCATTAGTAGAAAATGATAAGGTTGAGTTATTAGATATGGACCTTATATCTGAGCTTTACAGATTTGTAAGTAATGGTACCACATATGAAGCTGAGGATGGTAACGATGACTTAGCTATGTGTGGTGTATTATTTGGCTGGATGATGACCCAAAATTTTATCAAAGAGATAACCAATCTAGACATTAGACAGCGAATCCTACTTCAGCAGCAAAATGCATTAAACGATGAACTTCTTCCTTTTGGCATAATAGAGGATGGTCATCCAGAACCAGAAGAGTTACCATTAACACGTGACGTCCTTCATCAACTGCTATTTCCAAATGAAAAAACAAAAGAATATATGGAAAAAGTACAAGAATATGCCGCAGAAAAACAATATTATAAATAGAAAGAAACTCTAGTCTTTAGGAGAACAAAATGGCATTTCAAGTTAGTCCTGGCGTAAATGTTTCTGAAATTGACTTAACAACAGTCGTTCCTGCTGTTGCAACATCCACTGGTGCTATTGCTGGTGTATTTAAGTGGGGTCCTGTAGGTAAAAGAACTCTTGTCAGCTCAGAAATCGAATTAGCATCAAAGTTTGGTAAGCCAACCAATCACAACCCTGAAACATTCTTCACAGCAGCAAACTTCCTTGCTTACGGAAACTCACTTTACGTAGTTAGAGCAGCTAATACAACTGACTATGCAAATGGCGTCATTTCTGCTGTTGCAAACACTGGTTCTGTTACAAACGCTCAAGTATATACCGTCAAAAATGACGACGTATATGATCAAGTAACATTCGGTGATACAGATGTACTGTATGTTGCTCGTTACCCAGGAGATCTTGGTAACTCACTTAAAGTTTCCGTTTGTGATAGTGTCAATGCTTACAGTAAATCAATAGACATTCAAAATTTTGATGCCAATCTTGAGTCAGCTTCAGTAACAGTTACAATTGGTGCTAATACGATTCTTTTTGCTGTAGCGAACAGTGCTACTGGTACATTGGCGGAAGCTAATACAAGAATGGTAAACGTTCTTGCTGAGCTACAAGTAAACGACGTCATTGAAGTTGGTAACTCCTCTATTGGAAAACAGCTACTTAAAATTACAGGTGTACCTGCAGCCATGGGTACAAACTCACAGTTTGCAAATTCTACTCATAGATACTTTGGTGTGACTGTAGATAATGCATATCAACTTTCTACAAACTATTCCAGTAACACATTTACAAAATATTGGGAATATTTCAACGTAGTTGATTCTGCTCCTGGAATTTCTGATTTCCAAGCTTCTCAAGGTAACACCACAGCTGTCGATGAGATTCACTTAGTGGTTGTAGATGAAGATGGAAAATTCTCTGGTGTTCCAGGAACCGTTCTAGAAGTTTACAAAGGACTATCCCGTGCTACTGATGCTAAAACAACAGATGGTTCAACAAACTACTATAAAACAGTAATTAATGAAAATAGTAAGTACATCTGGTGGGCAAATCATAGATCTACAGCACCGGGTAACACTGCACTGAATATCGCTTCAGTAAATACTGCTCCTCTGTATCTCTCGTTTAATCTTGGCCAAGATGGTGATGGAGAAAGTGATGTATCTCTTGGTGCAGTATTACAAGGGTATGATCTGTTTGCATCTGCTGAAGATGTTGATATATCTTTGGTAATGGCTGGAAAGTCAAGAGGTGGTACTAACGGTGAACAAATTGCAAATTATCTAGTTGATAATATTGCTGAAACACGTAAAGACTGTATCGTTCTAGCATCACCAGACAAAGCCGATGTTGTCAATAACTCAGCTCAAGATGAAGCTCAGGACACAGTTGATTTCAGAAATTCTTGCCGCTCATCGTCATATCTTGTTATTGACTCTGGCTACAAATACCAGTATGACAAATACAATGATTTGTTCCGTTGGGTTCCATTGAACGGTGATATTGCTGGTCTATGCGTACGTACAGATTCAACAAGAGATCCATGGTTCTCTCCTGCTGGTTTCAACAGAGGTCAGATCAAGAATGTTGTTAAACTAGCTTACAATCCAGATAAAGCAGATCGCGATCTATTGTATAAGAATGGTGTAAACCCAGTTGCAACATTCCCAGGTCAAGGCACTGTTCTGTTTGGTGATAAGACAGCTCTAGCTAAACCAAGCGCGTTTGATCGTATCAACGTTCGTAGACTGTTTATTGTTCTCGAGAAAGCAATTGCAACTGCAGCTAAATTCTCTCTGTTTGAGTTCAACGATGAGTTTACAAGAGCTCAATTTGTAGCACTTGTTGAGCCATTCTTAAGAGATGTCCAAGGTCGTAGAGGTATCTACGATTACAGAGTCGTTTGCGATACATCCAATAATACTGGCGAAG